GGGTAATCAGCCAGCGCTGCGTCGCCCATTGCCGCGCCGATCAGGTCGAAACGGTTGTTGGCGAGGCCGGCCGCGGTCAGGGTCGCGGCGGTGTAGCCGTGAGCCGTGAAGTTGCCGGTGTTCAGCAGGCCGTTGATGTTCGGCGCGGTGCCGTTGCCGACCAGGAGCTGGTTCTCGACACGGAGGTTCACACCGTAGACCATGCGGCGGTTGATGTACGCGGCCAGGGCGGCGTTGTCCATCGCGAGCTGGCGCGTGATCTTGATCCAGTGCGCCACGGTCGAGATGGGCATGGTGCCCGGCGTGAACGTGATGCTGGATTGCGGCTTGGCCGTGCCTTCAGCGGTTTCCGCTGCGGCGTTGGTGAACACGTTTTCGCGCACCCAGTCGATCGAAGGTGCCGAGGTCGGGATCTTCGTCAGCAGGTCTTCGATCGTGAAAAGGCGGAAGGCACCCTCGACGATGCCAGGGCGGCGCTCGCTGAAGGTGTTGCCGATCGCGTTGGTCACAGTGTTCTTCAACTCGAGCCGCACACGGCCGTGGGCATCGGCCGTCTTGAACGACTCGAAGTTCGCAGCCTTGACGAACTGCTCACCGTAGCCATCTTCCTGCGTGGGCAGGTCGTTGGTGGCCTTGCGCTCTTGCTCGAGCTTCACCAGGCGGTCGGCCAGCTCGCGCTGTTCGATGCCATAGGCGTCCAGTGCCGCCTTGGTGTCTTCGGCGACTTTGCCGATGGTCTTCAGTTGACCTTCTGCCTTGTCGGCTTCGGTCTTGATCTTGGTTTCGACGGCTTCGATAGCCTTGAGGATTGCGTCGGACATGGTGTCCCTTTCAGAAATGAAAAAGCCGCCTCAGAGGGCGGCCGGGATTGCAGGGTGGCGGTGTTACGCGCCGAGCTTCTTCAGACGCTCAAGGATGAGCGCCGCGGTTTTCGCTTCGGCTTCTTCTGGGGCATCCCGCCCGTCAAAGATCGCCTTCGCGCGGGAGACGATCGCCATCGCTTCCCATTTGCCCAGCCCTGCATCCCGCAGCAGCCGTTCAATGTCACGCTCGGTCTTGCACTCGGGCAAGAGAGCTTCGAAATCCATGTTCTTGACCGACGCCAAGTCGATCTGAGCGGCCTTGTCGGCTGGATGAACCACCACCGACACCTCGTAGAGGTTGTGCCAGCGCTTGATCAGCTTGCCGCCAGACGGCGTGACGTCGTAGTCACCCTTCTTGACAAGGCCGCCGATGCTCAGGCCGCCGATCGTGCCGTGCTTCATCGCCGCGAGGACATCCGAAGCGATGGCCAGACCGGGCGTCAGTTCGCCGCGAAGATGCAGGCCGACAGAGTCCTCAACGCATTCGGCCTTGCCGATCGGCAGAAGCGCGCCGCCGAGCTTCCACGAATGCTCCAGAAACAGCTTCGGCTGGCCGTTGGCCTTCAACGTGTCGACGAACGCGCCCTTGACGATGGTGTCGCCGTATGAATCGACGCCGCCCCACTTCGACGCATATCCTTCGAAGACGCCAGTAGCACCTTCGAGCTTGAGCGACACATCGTCCAGGCTGAGTGACTTGTGAATGTGCATGTTTTCCCTTTACTGCGCGATGTCCGCGCCATCGCCGCCGGAGGCGGGCTTCTGGGTGCCGAGCTTGTTGAGCGGCAACAGGTTGCTCTGGGCCGTGAGGAAGTCCGTGCCGTCTTTCTTGGGCCAGCCCTCGAGTTGGCGCACCTCGGCACGGGTAATCCAGCCGTTTTGCAGCCCTTTTGCGTAGATTTCAGCCCGTTTTGTGGCACTTCCACGCAGCAAAGCATCCATCTGGAACTCGCAGACCATGCTGGCACGTTGCCGCGGCGTCATCACGCGCTTGCGGAATGCCTGTTCGATGCTCTCCACAAGGGGGGAAATCGTCAGCTTGTAGAAGATGTCTTCGATGATGTCGTCGTTGCCGTACTTGATCTGGCCGGGGTGATTGACCAAAACAGGGGGCACATCGAACCAGCGGCACAGTTCCTCGATGCCGAACTTGCGCGTCTCGATCAACTGCTGGTCAGCAGGGCTCAAGCTGAGCTGCTGATACTTCATGTTCGCTTCGAGCACTGCCAGGCGCTGCGTGCTGCCCGACGTCAGCTCGCCATAGTTGGCGCGCAGCCCCTCACGTTGAGCAGGAGACAGGGCCGAATCGATCATCAGCACGGCGGTCGGCTTGCCGCTGTTGCCGAACATCTTGCTCGCGCTTGATTGGGCGTTCGCCAGTTCATCGGTGCTCGCCGCCATGAAGTCCAGCTTCGCCAAGCCGATGGTTCCGTTGCCGAGGTTCTTCAGGTGGAGAACGTTTTCCTCAGCCAGGATCGCGACCTTGCCGCTGATCATGTATTCGTAGACCATCGATCCGTCTTCGAGCACCACCGGGCGCACCTGGTCGGCCGGCATGGGCCACATCGCCACCGCCTCGCCGATGGACTGACCCGGGCCGGGTGCATCTCGATCGATCCGCGCGTAAGCATTGCCGCGCAGGTCATAGTTCATCATCAGCGCGCGCCAGAACTCGAAGGGCGTCATGCGCGAGTTCGGCGACTCCTTCAGCAGCGAGTACAGGCGTGACGTGCGAGCCAGCTCTTTCTCGCCGTCGCGCTCCTTGTAGGCGAAGAAGGGCAGGCTCGCTACGATGTTGGCGCGCTTGTCGATACACGCCCACACGACGCTCAACTGCAACGCACCGTCTGCCGAGATCGTGCGCGTACCGGAGATCAGCTTGCCGTCGGGCAGGCCAGTCTGCTGACCGGTGTTCTCGCCCATGGCTCCGCCCCAGCCGAACCAGCGGCCGACGGTCTGAAAAATGGACGCCATCAGAAGACGATCGGGTTGGCGATGATGGCGTCGACGTTCATCGATGGCATCGGATTGAGTGACATCAAGGTCACTGCATTGAAGGTGGCCATGAGCGGGTCGATCTTTGCGGTGCCGGAGGCTTGTTTCGTGATCACGATGGCATTCCCCCGCGGTTCGACCTTCGCGTTTCCTACGCACCAGGCCATGAGTTTCTGCGCGCCGTGAATCAGCCCGCCTTCTGCGAGCTTTCGCTCCGTCGTCTTGATCGCGCCGGTCATCTTCCAGCCCTGCGAGATGCCGATCACCTTTTCTTGAGGCACCTCGGCTTCTACGAGCGCATCCAAGATCCCGCCGAGGCCGGCCGGGTCACACCCCACCTTGTCGAGCAGACCAGACGCTTCGCACTTCGCGACGATCTCGGCGACTTCGTAGACGTCATCGCCGATCGACCGCACAAGCGTCAGATCGCCATCCTTGGCGAAGTCCTGCAGCCGCGGCGCGATCTCCTTGCGGCGCTCCATCACTGACGGATGCGCCCAGGCATGCGTCCAGAGCAGCCACTTGCGCTTTTCGAGGCTCGCACTGTCTGCCTTCAGCCGGCCGACGACGGACAGGCCCAGCAAGTCGTCGAGACCGCCCCCGTCGATGCCAACAGCGACCACCTCGCAGCGCTCGAGCAGCGAATCGAGCGACAAGCCCTTCTCGATGCCCTGTTGCACCCAGAAATCGGCTCCAGCCCATCGATCGGAGCGCAGATTCAAGCCGATCTCGACGTTCAGATGCTTCGCGAGAAACTCGACGAAGTCCTTCTCGCCACCCTCCTGCGCTTGGCTGTGCAGTTGCGAGATGCGGGCGATGTCCACGGACGCGCCCCAATTCGGGTTCGTCACATAGGCATTCGCCAGATCCTTGTGCGCGCCGGCATCAAGCATTGCCTGCGGGAACTCGTAGATGACCGGCAGAAACCGCGGATCGACGATCTGCCCGTCCCGCACCTTGCGCGCGTAGTTCAGCTTGTCGCGGAACACCCCGGCAGGCGGCTCCGCAGACTGCGTGGTCGCGTAGATCACGAAGCCTTCCGGCCTCGATGTGAGTCCACCGGTGGCCTCCAGCAGCATGTTCGATGCCTTGGCCTGCTTGCCGAACTCATGGAGCTCGTCGACAAAGACGAACGACGCCTTCTTGCCGGAAACCGTGTCGCTGTCGGCTGCCACCACCTTCAGCGTGGCCGCGTTTTCCTTGTGCGTGATGGTGCGGAAATAGTCCTGCACCTTGAGCTGGTCCTGCAGACCTTCGTCCGCCTTGATCATGTCGCGGATCGGCTTGTAGCTGTTGTCCGCGATCTCCTTGGTCGGCGACAGGATCAGCAACTCGCCCGACGGGCGCCAATTGAGGATCAGCGCCGTGAGCATCGTGCCGGCGGCGATCGTCGATTTGCCGTTCTTCTTGCTCACCATGAAGAAGAACTCGTTGATCAACCGACGGCCGACGGCGTCATCGTAGGCGCCGAAGACCGCCTTCACCCATCCTTCGACCCATGGCAGGCAGGCTTCCCGCATCAGCGGTTGCCCAACCACGTCAACCATCCGAAGTCCGCCGAACACGTCCCACGCCTCGTCAGCCTGCGACTGGAACAAGGGCGGCGCGGCAATCAGGCTCTCGCGCGCGACGATCCGACGCTCCCAATCGGGGCAGGCGGTCGACCACTCCATCGCTTACTTGCTGGCGACCAGGCGCGGGCCTTGCCGAACTGCGTACTTGGTGTTGGGCGACCGCTCAGGCGTGGCTGGCTTTACTGCTTCGGTCTTCTTGGCGTGCTGAACGCCGAGCAAGGCGATCGCCGCCTTCAACTGCGCGGGGCTCGGCTCGATGACGCCCTGCATCGCCTGTGTGAGGAACGCTTTCGAGTCGTCCGTCGACACCAGATCAGGCTCTTTCGGCTTCCGACCGGCACCCGGACGGGCACCGCCGCTCCGTCCTTTGACTCCGGCCATTTGATTTCCTTTTGATAGCGGGGGCGAGTTTTGCGCGTGAGGAACCGGGTGGTTTCCGGCCCCGCCGATCCCCGAACATTCGACCCCCCTACCCCTCAGACCGCCCCTCAGTGCCCCCAGGAGGGCGCTAGGCAGACGATCTCATCGACCTGCTCTAGCCTTGGCCTCTGCATCCGTCTTACGCTTGTGGCACTCACAGCACAGCGGCTGCAAGTTGCTCTCGTCGTTGCTGCCTCCCTGCTCGCGAGGGATGCGGTGATCGATCTGGTCCTTGTCGCTACGCCACACCAGACCACAGCCTGGCCCTTGGCAGATGTAGTTGAAGCGTTGGGCTACACGTTGACGCTTGGCCATCCATGCCCTGCCCCGCTCCATCTCAGTAGCGCCTGCCTTGGTCTGCAGTACAGGGGTGCGGGTGAGGCTGCCTACTGTGAGCCGGGGTTTGAGAGTGGCCAGTGACATGTCCACTCCATGTGTGGGCCGGCACGCCCCAGCATCCTGAGGAGGCAGGTGTATAGCTGGGGCGGTCGGAGGCGCACCGTTGCAACCACGGGTAGGCGCTGGGGTTGAGCTATCAGCAGAGGGTCAGCAAAGAAGGGAACGCTGCCGGCTGATACGAATGCTCGGGAAAGAAACTGCCCAGCGCGGGACGACCGTGCTTTGTGCTCCGTGCGGAAATCACGCGAGCCCGGCTGAGCAATGAGAAAAGCCACCGGGTACTGCTACCGGGTGGCTCATGAATATGTGAAGGTGGCTCCGCCATCAAGGGCGGGCCTGCTCTATTGCTTTTCCGGCAACACGCCGGATTTGTACAGGTGCGCGGGACTGTACACGAATAACGCCTCTGCGTCTACGGGCTTATATCCAGTGCTTCAGAAGTCCAACCTTGGGGCAATTGCCTTCAATGCAGCCGGCCCTGCCCTGCCCTGCTCGCGTTCCATCTCGGACACCAGCCAGCGGGCGAGTTCGCGCCATTCGTGGCGGAATTGACGCTCGAAAGGCATGCGGCCCGTGCCCCTGCATGGCCGGCAGAAAGCGCCGCCGATCGTCTTGGTGCCCCTGATGAGAAGCTGACCGTGACCACCGCAGGGCTTGCACACGCCATCCCGGTGCCAAGCAAGGCAGGCTTTCGCCATGTCGTTGGCCTGGAGGACGGTGATGTCGGTCCTCAGTGCTGGCGCCTTACCGCGAGCCATCACAGCGAGGACTTCGACGATCGCGACCGCAGCCTTGTTGTCTCCGCTGAACAGGCGCTGAAGGGGCACGGCCAGAGGGTGGTCCTGAATCTCCAGAAGTCGGCCGGCCAGACCGAATGCACCTAGGACGTCGGTGTCGCTGTAGGTGGTGCGCTCGTCCACAGTGAGGCAGCTCGAGCGGACGGCCGATGCGTATCGGTCGGTGATCTTCATCCTGGTTCCTTTCGAATTAAAAGGCTAGGCGACACCGCTACGACAACAACCTCGGCGGGCTCGGCCTTACCGAACACGGAGCCGAGAACTGCGGCGAACGATGCGTTGAAACCGCCATGGTCAACCATAAGAATCACCTTGCCTTGGACGCCTTGGCGGATCTCTCTGAGTTCCCACATCCCGTTCCATTCGGACACCTTGCGCATGTCCTTGATTGGCTCGAAGCCCTCGATGTGAACGGTGACGAGTTCTGTCGTCGTGATGGTTGCTTTGTTGTTGATGCTCATGCCTTCCCCTCGACTTCGCGCGCGATCATTGATGGGTGATGCGAATCAGTCATGAGCTTCGCAGCGCGTACAGCCATGTGATGGCCTGGGTCCGCTGGGCTGGTGGTCGTCCTTGGGAAATAGCTCTCCGACCACCAGGCCAATGCGTATCCCTCGGCCACTGATTCCGGGTAGACGATCAACGTGCCGTCTTCTCTCAAATGTGCCTTCATGCCCGCCCCTTCCCGCTGATGTGGCGGACAAACCGCTCACATCCGCGCTTGGCAGAGCTGCGGCGGGTGTAGCGGCGCTCTGACATGGCGCCCCGAAAGACCCATCGCCATTCGCTCCATGAGCGCAAGTTGGTGCCCATTTCAATTTCGAGGAATTTGCAGTTCATGGTGTCGGGCCTTTCGTGGGGGTGGTGGAATCGCCTTTCGGCTCGTATGCGCATGCCATCCAAAGCATGGCGGCCATGAAAACAAGGACTGCCACGCCGGCGACGATGATCCCGATGAAGATCAAGCCATCCTTCAAGCCGGCTGCGGCGAGAACGAAAACGATTAGCGGCGAAAGCGCTGCCAACACAAACAGCGCTCTCATGCCTTCTCTCCTGTGGGGTGGGAGAGAGCATCGTCAAGCCAGCGGCACACATCGTCTGCGTCACAAAGAAGACCGATGTTTGCTTGAGCGTGCGCCTTCAAGTGCTCCAGCGCCTGCTGGCGGGATGCTTGCCAGCACTGGCGCGCGTACCAGTAGCCGATCTCATTCCAGTCGGCCGGACGGTTGGCGCACGCGGCCATGTACGCGGCGATGAATTCCGGGCTCGGTGCTTCTCTCTCGGTCATGGGTGCTCTCCTTGGATTCGTTTCTCGAGCCTGCGAAGGCGCTTGCCCATCACAGCCTTAAAGCGGGTCAGGTATGGGATGTCGAACTTGGCGATGTGCTGCATGGCCTCGAGGGCTTCGACCCACTCGGCGCCGTGTTCCTCGACCAGCGCGCGGCGGAACGCCAGGGCCATGCCGCCCTTGTGGCGGTTGCAGACGATGCATTGCAGCCTGATCTGCGGCATCCAGAAGCGCAGGTGCGGCGCGCTGCCAACCGAGCGGAAATGGCCGGCGTCGTAGGTGCCGCCGAACTTCTGCGCGGGCTTGGCGCCGCAGGTGAAGCACCCTTCCCCGCGGGCCAGTGCTTTCAGCCGCTGGTAGCGATTCACGATGTACTGGCATTCGGACAGCCACTTGCTGCGGGGCTTCAGCTTCTCGCGCTGCACGCGGTCGACCTTCTTCTCTTCCCGCGCTGCCTTCGCTTCTTGAGCCAGCCGCTTCTTGCGCCCCACCTCCAGGCCGCACATCAGCCCACACACGACCTGCGTAGGGCGAACGGGCATGAATGCCGAGCTGCAGCCGCGGCATTTCTTGGGCTTGAGCTTGGTGGTCAGCATGCTCAATCCGACACGATGAGCGTGATAGCCCAGCCGAGCAAAACAACCATCAGGCCCGTCGCGAAGAACCCGACAAGCACGTAGCCAAGAATGGCGAGATCAATAAACCCGACCACTCCAAAAACGATGGCCCACCAAATGGCGAACAACATCCATCCAGCCTTTGCGCCTTTCATTTTTCTGCCTTTATGTAGACGACACGTTTTTCAAGTCCCATGTCCTTCAGCATTGCTGCGTTGGGCTGCTTTCGACCATGGATCACCAAATTCACAAAGGTGCAGGAGCAGCCATAGACTTTGGCGGCTGCCGCCTGCGTCCTGTATTTCTCGCGCACATGGGCCGCGAACACTTCGGCGATGTTCATGCGTGCTCCCTCTGGTCAATCTCGACACCCCGAGCTGCAGACTTCCGGATCGGTACGCGCTGGCGGCCGAGTACGAACATCAAGCCGCACCGACGAAGTTGCAACCGATAAAAGCAGGTGGGGCGGCGCACAATCGGGTCATAGGACCCCATGCCGGCGCGGCAATAGTTCTGGCGCTTCATCGCATGCTCCTGTCCTGCGCCCGGGCCGAAGCCTCTTGCGTGCGCCAAATTTCAATGCGGGCCTGCGCGGCGATCAGATCCCAGCGCAATTTCTCTTCCACCTCGATCGATGCCTTGAGGCCGCCCAGCAGCGAGAGATAGTCTTCGTGGGCATAGGCGTACTGCTCTCGCTCGACGGCGGCCTTGGCGGTGCTCTGGCCCATCAAGATCGCCTTTTTGGACTTGCGGAACTCTTCGAGGTAGACCCGCTGGGCCTTCGCCGCGGCGAACTTTCCGGCGTTGGCGATGATGTAATCGGCGGCCTTGTTGGGATCGCGCAGTTCTTCGGTCATTCCCAGTACCTCACCCACGCTTCGTCCTTGGCAGCCTGGGCCGTGTAGCCAACACCGTTTACGCGCCGTCCGTTGGCGCACTGGATGGTGAAGGTGTAGAGCGGAGCGCCGCCGTCAGCAGGACCGGTAGTTCCGCCAACTCCGGGTCCGCTGCCAACTCCTTGGCGCGGTGCCAGACCCAGTGTTTCCAGCCCTCGGCGTACTCGCTCTGCATGAGCGATATCAGCCATTGAAGGTGCCATTCGAGCCGACTCCCAGGCACGACGGCGCTCTTCCCATTCGTGCTCTCGATGCTGCTCATACATGCGAAGCCTCCTGCTCTCTTGCTACGGACCAGGCGCGCACCAGAGGCGGCTGCATGGCCAGCACATCGGCAATATCAACGGGCTTCGACGCAGGCTCCCAGTCTTCGTCGTCGTTGAGGTCCAGCAACTCGCGGCCGAGCCCCGTCACGACGTACCGCTGCGGCTTATGCCCAGGATTCAGGCGCTCGACGTGCTGGTTTTGGACGTACCAGGAGATTCGATTGCTGACGATCTCGATTTCGATTCCCGTAGCGTCTGCGACCTGACGGGCCGTGGTGCCTTCGCTGTCAACCAGAACGGCCAACATGCGCATGCTTTCGGTGGTGCGCCTCATGCCTGCGACCTCCACAGCCAGGACCAGAAGCCCGGTTTAGGCTCCCGAAGCGCGTTCTCTTGCGGTGGACCGATGACCGACCACATTGCGGGGTCCATGTCGAAGCCGTAGGGGTCGCGGTCATCCTGAATCGCTGCCGTCACCCCCGTAACCCCATCCAGCGGCCACACTCGGTTCGCTGCGATGTCGGTCAGGTCGGGGATCGGCTTGCTGTGCTCGATCGTCATGATTAGCGTCGTCTTCATGCCGGCTCCCTCTTCCGCCCGCTGCCCATGAGCGAATGCGGAATCTTGGCGCTGCCGTCAGCGTCGCCCAGGTACGACAGCGCCCAGGTGATCTGCTCCGGCAAGCCGTGGCCGCTGCGGGCCTTGTCGAGGATCAGGTGAGCGCAGCGCGCCCACACGTCGGAAGATTCGCGGGCTTGAATCATCAGTGAACTCCTTGGCGCTGCTGCGCCATGCCGGCAAGCGCATCAAGCGACAGGCCGGGTTGCTTCGGGCCGCGGACGCGGGCTTTGTAGATGTGCCATTGCTCGTTGATCTCGTTCCACGGGCCGATGCCCTTGGCGACGCCTTCAGCGATCACGGCTTGCATGGAGTCGGGGTCGACCACGGCACTGACGGCAGCGGGACCGGCAGCGATCGACGCCGCTTCTGAGAGCTGGCGTTTCACGATGGCCAGGAGGTAGGCCATGCCCTTCGGTGGGTTGCCCTTGGCGCACTTCTCGGCGGCGGCTTCGAACGCTTCGACCGAAACACCCTGAGCAATCAGGGCTCGCAGTTCGGGATGGGATGGGTTCACGTCCATGACACCCTTGGCGCGGATGGCCTTGCAGACGGAGCCTGCATTCAGGACTTCCTTCTCGCCACCCCCATCAGCCGTCACGGCGGCGGGATCATGATTCATTGATTCATCTTTCAGTGAATCAGGGATCAGGGCGTCTTTGGACAGTTGTTTAACTGTTATTGAACGGTTAGACACCAGTTGCTTACCGGTGATGTATCCGTTGTCCGACCGTGTATGAACAGTGAACAAACCGGAAGAATCAGGAAGGTCACTGTCTTTCTCGGTGCCGTGCGGCTTCTGGTGCTTGGGGAAGCTGATGATCTGAATGCAGGACAGGCCGGCAGCTTCGTAGCGGCTGATGAAGCCTGCCTTATCGAGGTCCGCAAGCATCCCGGCAACGTCGGCGGTGCGGTCGTACGCAAGGGCCTGCACAGCAATGCGCTTGGGCCGATCCTCAAGCCGGCCTTCGCGATCGGCCAGCATCCACAGGTAGATGAAGAACAGGCGCGTCAGTGGCTTCAACTCCGCAAGCTGTTCGTTGTCCATGATGGACGGCTTGATGTTGCGCGAGCGGGCCATGAGTCAGGCAGCCTCAGCGAACAGGTCGGCCGTCTTGGCCTTCGCGTTCGCGACGTTGGCGACCATCTGCCGGTAGTAGCTGTCCTTCAACTCGACGGCCACAGCCTTACGGCCCATTTCGACGGCGGTGTATGGCTCGCTGCCGATGCCACCGAACGGCGACAGCACGATATCGCCGGGGTTCGTCCACAGAGCGATGCCGCGGCGGATCACGCCCAGTTGCAGCGGGCAGATATGGCGCTCGTCGTCGTGCTCGCGCGCCGATCGGAACTGCAGGGTGTCGGACGGATCGATATCCATCCACACAGGACTGGCGTACCGCTGCCACTGCGACACAGGGAATTCCTCCGCGGTGTGGGTGACGTGCTCGGACTCGCCAGGGCAGCGAACCGTAATGAGGTAGTCGGGGATACCCATGCGCGTCATTTCCGACCGCTCGCGGATGCTTTTGTGCAGCAGGCCGAGTGCCTTGGTGCGGGTCATCGCCGTTACCGGGTCTTTCCAGATCGTGGCCTTCGCGTGGAAGATGAAGCCGTGCCGCTGGAAGGCGCGCAGCAGATCGCCAGGAAAGTCCTTGAGGCCGATCACGCCATCGCGCTCCTTGCTGCTCGGCATGTCCATGCAGTGGAACGACACGTTCCGGCCTGGCTTCATGACGCGGCGAAGCTCGGCAATGAGGAACTCGAAGTGCTCGAAGAACTCCCCGTCGTTGCGGACGTTGCCCATGTCGCGGGGGCTATTCGAGTAGGTGTAGAGGCTGGCGAACGGCGGGGAGAAGATGGAGTAGCCCACCGATGCGTCGGGCAAACCCCGCAGGACTTCGACGCAATCCCCGTGGTACAGGGCGTAGCTGTCGGTCACGACTTGATCGATACAATTCATGCTGCTTCCAGAAAGGCCGGGACCGTGACAGGCCGGCTTGAGTTGAAGGAATTCGTCTCGCGGACGGTTCCCGTGACTTCCGCCATGACGGCGGCTTGTGTCTCAGCGGAAAGGGCGTCGGCCATCTCACCGGCCTCCCGCTCTTTCCGCTTGAGGTTCGATACGACGGCGCCTTCCGCCTTGCTGGCGAAGATGTGAACGTGCACGTCGCGTGTCTGGCCGAAGCGCCAGCAACGGCGGACGGCTTGGTAATACGCTTCGTAGCTGTCGGTCACGCCGACGAATGCCATGCGCGCGGAGTGCTGCCAGTTCAGGCCCCATCCGCAGATCGAAGGCTTGCTCACCAGAACACGCACGCGGCCCTCGCTGAAATCCTGCAACCGCTGCTCTTTGACCTCGACCGAATCAGCGCCCGCGATCTGCACGGCGCCGTCGATCGCCTTCGTGAGTGCATCGCCTTCCGAATTCAGGTCGCACCACACAATCCATGGCTCGGCGCTCTCGGCATTGACCAGCGCGGCGCACTCCCTCACGCGGTCCTCGACCGAGGCGCGGCGGGCCTCGCGGCGCTCGCTAAGGCTCTGCGCCTCGGCGGCGAACAACATGCCATTCAGCGGAAGCTCGTAGGAGACATGGTGCTCATGCAGATGCAGCGCCGGCAGGTTGTATGCGCCGTCATCGAACCCGAGATTCGAGGGCTTGCGGATCATTGCGCCCCACGTCGCTACCCATCGCCAGAAGATCGAGCGCGCGTGTCCCTTGAGCCGCCAGACGCTGGTGTCGCCGCCGTCGTGCGTGAAGAACTCGGCGAGCATTTCGGCGCGGGTGCAGATACCCAGGAACTCGGCGTGCGTGCCTAGCTCGGTCCAGTCGTTGGGCGCTGGCGTGGCCGTGGCGGGCAGCTTGAACGGCGTGTCACGGTAGGCCGCGGTCAGTGACTGGAATGTCTTCGTGTCGTGGTGCTTAATGCAGCCCGATTCGTCAAGGACGACGCCGCCGAACATCGACGCATCAAACTTGTGCAGCCGCTCATAGTTCGCGATGTTGATCCCATCCGTCAGGTCGGAGGCATCGCGGCAGACCTTGGCGGCGACGCCGATCTTCTGCGCCTCTGCGGCAAGCTGCGCAGCGACGGCCAGCGGCGTGTGGATCATCACCGGGCGCTTGGTGTACTTGCGCACGGCGTCAGCCCATGCCAATTCCATGCGCATCTTCCCGAGGCCGGTATCGGCAAAGATGGCGGCGCGACCGCGGCGCAGTGCCCATGCGGTCAGCGCGTTCTGATGGGGAAACATTCCAGCAGGCAAACCGAAGCCATCGGCGATGCCGGTCGGCGGGACGGTCGAAAGCTTCGTCGCCACAAAGTCAGCGTAGTTCATGCCTTCCTCCACACCATGCAGCCGTCGCGGCGCTCGCCCGACTTCTCGATGCCTCCCACTTCGCTGATGCGGCGCTGAACCTCGATGTAGTCAATGTCGGTTTCGGCGGCCACTTCACGGGCGGTCATCGGTCCCTTGGTGGTCACGGCGATGAAGATCGACAGCCGCTCGGCGCAAGCCTTCTGGCTCAGCGAGTGGCGGGCAGCGTCCTTGCTGGTCTGCGAGTCGCTGCGACGCGCGCGGGTTTCGACATAGCTCATCAGATGCCGCCTTTTTGAAGTGCCGCGCGCTTCAAGGTGTCAGCGTCGCCTTGAGCGCGACCAGTGACGGTGATGGCTGCGGGGTGGTTGGTGGGTGCCGACAGACCGTTCACACGGAACTGCGTAGGGGTGCGGCCGGGGTTGATGCGGTCAGCCGTGGCGATGGTGGGGAATGGGGGCTTCATGCGGCCTCACCCTTCAGCCCGGCCATGAGCGCCATGAACTCGGGCAGCATCGATTCCACCTTCGACAGCACGCGCGCGCGGCGGGCTTCGGCGCTGTCGCAGTACTTGGCAGCCAGGTACTCGATGATTGCCGGCGCGTCCTTCGTCTCTTCAAGGTAGCGCTCCAGATCGTCCACGTTGAAGCGGCTGGTGTCGCCATCGCCGGGGTTCAGCTTGCGGCTCAGCGTCGACGGGCTCATGTCCATGTCGGCCGCAATGGACTTGGCCGGCTTCGGCAAACTGTTCACCCGGTGGGCGATGAACTCGCGCAACGTGCGGAATCGATCTGGAAGCGACGGCTCAAAATTGAAGGTCAGTTGAGGTGCGGAAAGTGACTTCATGACGCGTTGCGATCTGTTGTGATCTCGAAGAAGGACAAAAAAACGAGGATCGAAACCCTCATGAAACACATCTACGAACTGGTCCTACCCGCGCTCGCCGAGTTCGGCATCAGCGAGAGCTTCACAAGCGCCGAGGACCGCAATCAGCAGACCGCCAGCAAAGACGATCGGCTTGGTGATGAGCTGTCCAGCGAACCAGAGGTCAACGTGGAACGTGACGGCGTAGCCCATGACGAGAAAGCCAAGGGCGATGACGAAGTAGGGGGAGCGGCTCATGGCTCAGGCTGCCTTGAGTTCAGGCCAGATGGCGCGGAACCGATCCGGGAAGAGGTCTTGCCGACGAACCGCACGCTTGGTGTGCTTCTCGATGAGAACGGCCAGCTCAGCCGAAGGAGTGCGCGAGCCGTAGGCGCAATTCCTCAGGTGTCCGATCGACGTTTCGCATTTGGTAGCGAAGTCATCCCGGGCCTTGTCGGTCTTGAGGGTGGTGAGGTAGGTTCTGAGGTCCATGCCCCAAGTAAACCATGCGGTTGTCGGTAAGTCAACACCTTTCGGTTGTCCTGACTTGGTTTACTTCTAAAATGAACGACAACACGCTGATCCGTCGCGCGAACCTGCGTTCGCTCGGATTTACACCCAGCCAACTTGCCGAGCGTTTGGGCAAGACGAAGCAGTTCTATGGCGATCTCATACGGGAGAACAGCAAGAAATCGTTCGGCGAGTCAGTTGCTCGTCGGATTGAAGAGGGGCTGTCCCTGCCCCGTGGTTGTCTTGATGACCCGGAGATGTCTAAGCGTTTGGCGGGAGCGGGTAAAAGAGCGGTTGACGGAGTGCAAACAAATGTAAACACTTCACATCTCCGTCAGAACATTCCTACCTCCGCTGTGTTCACACCTATCAATCTGTCTTCCACGATCCTCTTGCTCGGTAGCTTGCTGGCAAGGATGGACGAAAGGAGCCGCCGCATGATGGGCCTGCTACTTACTGATCTCGCAAATGCTCCAGACGATGCGGAGGATGTGGCCGAGAAGGCATCCGGTATCGCGGCAAAGCAAAAGGCGGTCACGTCGAGCAAGTCGCTCGATGCGGCCATTCAAGGCAAAGAGGGGGCGTTCTTTGAGACTGCCCCCGGTCGACTGGAGTAACCATGAACCCCCGCCTCTTGTTATGCGCGTCCGTCATTAGCTTGGCGGGCTGCTCGATGCCGCTGTCGTCCTTCGAGACGACCGTGGTAACGACGCCCTCGAGCGATTCCACGGAGCGCACCTACAGGAACGTCGTGAACGCGATGCGAACCTGTTACCCGTCGCTCTACACCGTCGAGACGACCTACTACCCGGAGGCCAAGGAAGGCGAAGTGATCTTGGCCTACCCATTCGACTACGGGCGGGCGGAGTACTTCAAGGCGACCATCTCCAGCTCTGGCCCTGGCTCGCTGGTGTCCATGACCAGGCGCAGCAACTTCCCCGGCTTCGATGAAGGCATGCGGGCATGGGTGAGTGGCGGCGAAGGTGGCTGCCCTTACGGCACCAAGAGCACGAACCGCCCAGCAGGCAGCGCGTCCAACCACAACGCATCAGGCGGCAGCTAGACCGCCCCGACGCTCACCCCAACAACCCGCTTCGGCGGGTTTTCTTTTGGGCGCAATTTATTTTGCGCGCGACAACCGAAAGGTGTTGCACCAGACAACCGCATGGTTTACAGTCTCCTACATCGCAGCAAACCCGCTGCCCACAGGAGAAGAGATGTACTACCTCAAGAACCTCACCACCGGCCAGATCGTTGGCGGCAGCAAGTCAATCGGCGGCGCACGTCGCATGCGTGATGCCCAGCCGGCCGGCTCGCATGTCTTGCTGGATTCGATGATGCGGCCGGGGCGCTGAGATGAACGACTGGATTGAACCTTGCCGCGTTGCATCGGATTCGATGCGAGTGTGCGAGCGGGGAATAACGGGATGCGTGGCCGATCACAAGGCTGCGACCGAGCCGCTAGGGGCGGTCATCAACAACATCGAACGCACCGAACTGCTCGACTGGGCTTCTGCCTGCCAGTCGGCGTATCACATCGACAACACGCCAGGCCATCGCTTCGCCATGTGTGGCAGCAACCTACAAGAGAACCGCGAGGGGCTTGTCGAGTTCGTCGAAAGACTCGTCAGCCAGTACGCCTCTGTTGACCTGATGTGGCTGAACGGCAACCAAGCGCGAACGATTGATTCCTTGTCGGCGGACGCAGCACGGTACAGGCATTTGGTTGCCACTTGCAATGTGGCCTACGACCCGTCCGAGCCTTGGCAGCTTGTGATCTCGGAACCGTCGACGGGTGAAGACTGGAAGGCAAAGCTCGACGCAGCCATTGATGCCGCTATGGGCGCAAAGAACGGCGGTGCCGCATGAGCCGCCAATTCGACGACGCGCTGCACGTCATGGAGGTGCAGGGCGGCGGCTTCGTGAAGTCGCTCGCAGCCTGCTACTACGCCGCCGACTCGACCAATCGCCCAATCCTGCGCCAAGCGTTCGCCAAGTACTTCGACGAGTACGAGCGCCGCTTTCAGGTTTACGCAGCCATCGCCAAGGCCACGGGAGCCGCAGCATGACCACCTTCCACATCACCCTAGCCCTCGGTGTAGCCCTTGCTGCTTGGTGGCGGCTGCTGTGCCATTGGACGCCGAACGCATCGGCTCCGAAGGATGACTCCGGCTCCATCGACTACCGCCCTGCAGTCCTGCAAGCGCGCCGGTCGGGCTCCGCTTCTAAGGAGGTTGCATGACTGAGCGCGACCGCTTCGATTCGGGCGACGACGACCGCGCTGCACTGGCCCGCCAAGCCGCCGCCAAGCGCCGCCACCACGCCGCCTTCATGGCGCACCCCGACCCACGCGACCCCGACCACCCTGACGCCTTCTACGAGGACGACGAATCATGACGCGCGCCGAACACTGCATTGCATGGATCGGGACTGTCGGTCTCGTCGTGATCTGGCTCACAAGGAACTGACCATGAACCCGATCAGCCTTGCCGACCGCCGCGCCGCGCGCGCCACGCGCCGCATTCGTGCTGGCCGCATCCCTTCCGACTTCGCGCCAATCGATTACGCGGCCGACCCGTCACTGCCGCCCGAGCCCATCGAAGGCCCCGGCGTCCCATGGCCCGCGCTGGTTTTCATCGCCTGCGTTCTCGTTTCCATCCTGACGTCCGCCGTCTATGGCGTGCGCTGCTTCTTCTTCCATCCCTGAAAGAGACCCATGACCGAAGTTCTCGAATCCCCGAAGCTCGCAATCGCTGAGTACTCGCAGACCGCCGCCGCACTGGCCGAACTGCGCGGCCGGCTCGCCAATGTGGCCTACGACGTCTCGACCGGCAAGGGCCTGGACATCGCCAAGAAGGACCGCGCCGAAGTTCGTGGCCTGCGCGTCGCACTCGAAGCGAAGCGCGTCGAGTTGAAGGCCCCGGCGCTGGAGCGCTCACGGCTGATCGATGCCGAAGCGAAGGCGCTCACGGCCGAGCTGGTCGCGCTGGAGAAGCCGATCGATGACCAGATCAAGAGCGAAGAGCGCCGCAAGGAAGTCGAGAAGGCTGCTCGCGAGCAAGCCGAACGCGAAGCTGCTGCCGCCATTCAGGTGCGCATCGATGCAATCCGGGGCTTCGCCGTGATCCCCGCCAACGTCAAAGCCGCAGGCATTCAGCTTGCCATGGAAAACCTGGCTGCCGTCGAGATCACTCTTGAGGCATTCGGCGACCGTGCCGGCGAAGCTGAGCAGGCCAAGCAGCAGACCTACAGCCGGCTTGAGGACCTGCTGAGCGGCGCCCAGGAGTTCGAGGCTGAACAGGCGCGCGTAGCCGCTGAGCGCGAAGAACTTGCCCGTCAACGCGCCGAGCAGGAGGCACGCGAGAAGGCCGAGCGCGAGCGCGTTGCCGCCGAGCAGAAGAAGGAGTCCGACCGCCTGGCTGCCGAGCGTGCAGCCTTCGAAAAGGAACAGGCCGCCGCGCGCGCCGAAGCCAAGGCCCGCGAAGATGCCGACCGCGCGCGTCGCGACGAGGAAGACCGCCTGGCGCGCGAAGCCCGCGCCGCTGAGGACAAGCGCATTGCCGACGCTCGCGCCGCACTGGAGGTTGAGCAGCGCGCGGCACGCGCCGCCGAAGAAGCCAAGGCCGCAGCCGACCGCCGCGCCGAGCAGGAGAAGGCGGACAAGGCCGCTGCCGCCGAGCGCAAGCGCCTGGATAAGGAGGCTGCCGCGCGCCGCGCTGAGTCCGATCGCTTGGCCGCTGAACAGAAAGCTGCCGCCGAGAAGCTGGGCCGCATCCATGCCAAGGCGCAGGAGCTGTTCGACACGCTGTGCCAGTGGAAGGTTGGCGAGGAACGCCCTGACGCCGAAGAACTCGCCAACGCCCGCAGCAACCGCGATGCCCTGATCGCCGAACTCGAAGGAGAAGCAGCATGAGTGCCACCGATGTCATCGACGTGGAGCCGCACACGCCGCGCACCGCAGTCGCCGAGGTGTCCGAGGTCGCAGCCGGCCCGCTGGCGATGGCGATGCAAGCCATGAAGGCCGGGATGAGCATTGCCGACATGCGCGGCATGCTCGACCTGCAAAAGGACTGGGAAGCGAACGAGGCGCGTAAAGCCTACGTGCAGGCCATGTCCGAGTTCAAGCGCAACCCGCCCGAGATCCTGAAGCGCAAGGAAGTCGCTTTCGCCGGCACGCAGTACATGCACGCCACGCTCGGCGATGTCACCCAGGCCATCATGCAGGCGCTGGCTGAGCACGGCATCAGCCATCGGTGGGACACGAACCAGACGGACGGCCGGATCATCGTGACTTGCATCCTCACGCACAAGCTGGGCCACAGTGAAGCGACGACGCTGGAGGGTTCGCCGGACGACAGCGGGAAGAAGAACCGCATCCAGCAGGTTGCGTCGACCGTCACCTACCTGCAGCGCTATACGCTGCTTGCCGCGACTGGCCTGGCGACGAAGGACATGGAAGACGACGACGGCGCTGGCTCCGGCAATGCGCGCGACGACGCCGAAGGCCGGCTCCAAGAATGGACCGACAAGGCCAACGCTGCTGTCAACCTCCTGGCGCTGAACGAAACGCGGAAGATGGCCGGGGCCGACTTCAATGCGGCCAAGGACGTGGCCGGCTGGAACGCCTTCAAGCAGGTTGTCGAGGCCAAGCGCCTGACCCTGCCGCAAGGTGGCGCCAAGTGAGCCGCTACATCACCTGCGCCGCGCCGCAAGGCACCCCGCAGTGGTTCATCGACCGGCTCGGCAAGGTCACAGGTTCCAAGGCCGATTGCGTTACGGCCAAGTCCCGCGACGGCAAGAGCGAAGGCGTCACGCGCGCGAACTATCGCATGGACCTGGTGCTTGAGCGGCTGACCGAGAAGCCGGCCGCGCCCACGTTCGTGGAGAACGAAGCCATCCTGTGGGGTAAAGAGCAGGAACCGTTCTCCCGGATGGCCTTCGAACTTCAGACCGGCCTGACCATCGCGGAGTCGGGTTTCGTCTACCTGCCGGCCATCGCCGCAGGAACCAGCGTCGACGGCTTCCTCATCGAGGACGGGCGCTTTGGCTTCTGGGAGTCCAAGAGCCCGAAGAGCAAGAACCATTACGCCTACCTGCGCGGCGGCGTCGTGCCGACCGAGTACGTGCCCCAGGTCATCCACACGTTTTGGGTGACTGGTGCGGAGTTCTGCTACTTCCAATCGTTCGACCCGCGCATGCCGGCAAAGCTGCAAACGTTCCTCAAGCGCGTAGAGCGTGCCGAAGTTGAAAAGCAGATCGAAGCGCACGAGCGCGCCGTCCTCCAGTTCCTCATGGAAGTGGACGCCGAAGAACACCAAATGCGCCTGCTGGCCGCTTAAAGGAATCCCATGCCCAAAGAAACAACCCCGAGCGTGGCAGAGCAGGCCGACGAGCGCGCACTGCAGTATGTTGAAGCGCTGAATTGCCTGAGCAGCGTGATGCGTGCAGCCAGTCACGTTCTAGTCGGCTTGCCCCCGTCCGAGAAGGAAGCGAAGCTGCGAGACGTGCTCAGCAAAGCTCACGACTGGTACATGGCCGAGCGCGCCGCCCTTGCTGCATCCCAGGTCGCAAGCCATAGCGCCCCTGAGCCGGTGGAGCCAATTCAGAAATGGACTGACGCCGATGGCACGAGCTGGGAAGGTGTGCGTGGCGGGCCTTGGAAGAGGACGCCCCCGAGCGGGCCGCAATGCCGCGACTGCGCAGACTTCGGCCCCATTTGCCCCAACAGCGGCCGGCGATGCGATGGCGCTCCCCTTGGTGCCGAGAGCAAGGCATGCGCCTCTGTGGGAGTGGAGATTGTTGCGTGGCAAATGCGAATCTTCAACCCTGGCCACGGCTGGCAACCATGGCAGTACATCGACAAAGAAGCGTTTGATCTTCCTCGGGACGAATGGGTTAGCAACCCGAAAGCGCCTGAGTTTCGGGAGCTTGGCGTGGTCGCCTCCCTTGCTCCTCCCGCCCACTCTGTGGGGACAAGGGACGGCCAACGCTACAGAGTGTGGCGGGACCACATGATTACGAACGATGCTGAGTTTGCAGCCAAGGTGGCAAAGGCACTGCCCCCGGCTGTCGGCGTCATGCGACGCGCTACGGCGGAAGAATGGGACGCCGCTATTGATGCCGCCACCCCACCAGCGGCACCCGCTGTCACCGAGCCCGTGCCATACCTCAACGAACGGTTGCAGGACTTCACCTACCGCCGTGCCGAGAACGCCGGTGGTTGCGAGGGGATGACCCTCTACTTCACCAAGCTCGGCGCGCACAGCGAATACCAGCTTTACAGCAGCGAGGCGTTGGCCCTGTGGATCAACTTGGGCAAGGCGCTCGGCCCTCTCGCCGCTCCTGCAGCGGCAGTGCCTGAGAGCCCAGCCGCCACCGATACGACCATGTGGGCCGTGCGAATCGCCGGGCCGGACGACCTTTACGCGGCTCCAGATCGCCAGGTCGCAGATGCCCTGGCGCTCGTGTTGAACCGACAGTTTGCCCGGCACCCATTCCCCGACGAGGTGCGTGTGAGCGCGGAAGTCGTCGCGTGGCCGCACGGCTATGAAAGCTGGTCAGCCCAAAAGGATCTACTCCAACTGGAAGTGCGGGGTGTCGAGTCATGAGCAACCTTCCCACCCAGGCTCAAGCCGCCACCGAAGGAGGCGCGTCGTGAAGGTCTACGAACTGGCCCACATGGACGCATCCGAGGGCGCCTGTCTCTCCTGGCACGCCAGCAAGAACGCTGTGGCGCACGCCCTCGCTGATATCCGCAAGGAGCACGGCCGCGACACACCATTCGTCGTCACCCCGCACGACATCCCCACCGACCGCGACGGCCTGATTTCCTGGCTGAACACGCATGTCACAACCGACAACGGGTAACACCATGACCACGACCAACACCCAGGCCCCAGCCGCCACCGAGGCGCCGAGCGATGAGCCGTTCGATTCCGGATGGGAAAGTAGCACGGGAACTTCGCTCAATCCAAATCACCGGGCGCCGAAGTTCGACCCGCTTTCCGCAGAGGTGAGCGCCCTTCGCTGGCTGTTGAACATCACCACCGAGTTCGATCGCAAGGACGTGCGCACGCGGCAGGCCGCTCGACTTTTGGACGACTACTCCTGCGACGGGCGAACCAACCGTGAGCACCTTGAGTCGCTGTGGTCGAAGCTCGCAACCCCTGCGCCTGCTGTGGGTGCGAAGGAACCGTGGTTTGAAAGCGAACTGATTCATGCATCCAATGCGGGTTACGCGCAAGGGTTGATCGATGGCAAGGCCCTGGCCGCTGTGGGTGCGAGCGTGCAGCCCAGCGACTGGCTTCTGATCGACGGCGCGCCGAAGGATGGGACGGAGATCCTGCTGGGCCGGGCCGCCAACGAAGAGTTGGACCAGTACGCTATCTCTGTCCCTGGCTACTGGCAGAAGGGCTACGAAGATGGCGTCGACTACATGGGCGCCGATGACGGCTTTGTGGATAGTCATCACCAAGTGTTTAGCGGAGGTCGCAGCTTCGGCTCCGTCTCGCACCGTTACGCGCCGAACCAACCCACCCACTGGATGCCCCTGCCCGCACCTCCCGCCGCTCTTCATGCGGGTGCTGGGGAGAAGACATCGTGATCGCAGCGCTGTACGTCGAAGAAGGCGGCTGCTACACCATGACCGCAGATGTCGATGCCTGGACCGAGGCGCGTGACGCGCGGAAGTACACCGGGCCACATCCGGCCGTTGCTCACCCGCCGTGCCAACGTTGGGGCCGTTACTTCCACGGCGCGCCCAACAAGCCGAACCAGTACCGGCTTGGCGAGGACGGTGGCTGCTTCGCCTCGGCGCTTACGTCCGTTCGGAACTACGGTGGCGTGATCGAGCACCCCGCCCACTCTCGCGCCTGGCAGTTCTTCGGGCTGTCCACGCCGCCCTCTGCCGGTGGTTGGGTCAAGGCGGACGACTTCGGCGGTTGGACGTGCCACGTCGAGCAGGGCCACTACGGGCACCTCTCGCGCAAGGCAACCTGGCTGTACGCGGTCGGCACCGAGCGGCCGGAACTGAAGTGGGGGCCATCCGAGCAGCGCATCCACCCGCGTGCGCTGGAACTGCACGGCTACGCCAAGGCGCGCCGCATTGGGATGATGGCGATGGTCGGCGGCAAGGACAAGACGCGCATCCGCAACGCCACGCCGCCCGAGTTCCGCGACGTGCTGATCGCCATCGCGCGTTCGGCTCGATCCCTCTCCCATATCACCCTAAAGGGGGATGAAGCACCATGAGCGCGATCATGACTGACGACGAACTGCAGGAAATCACGGGCTACAAGCGCCCGCAGGACCGCGTGGCCGAGCTGCACCGCCAAGGGTTCTACCGCGCCCGCCGCGCGCCGTCTGACGGCTCTGTGATCCTCGAGCGCGCCCACTACGATGCGGTGTGCGCCGGAGCCAGCAAGCCAGCGAACGAACCGCGTCTGCGTCCGCGCCTGGCGAGGGCTGCCCGGTGAGGCGAGTGCTCCCGCCGCGGGTGTACCTCAAGGACGGCTCCTACTGGCACGTCGCGTCCATCGGCAAGGTGCGGAAATGGACGAAGCTGTGCAGGGAGCGCGAGGGGCTGCCGGCGATGTACCTGGCGCTTGCCAAGCTGACGGCCGACAAGGGGCTGGACGACATGGTGCCGAAGCTGGTGTCCGACTGGCAGGCGACCGTCGGCATCAAGCGCGAGAAGAAGACCCGCGACGACGACGCCTTCCGGTGCCGGGAGGTCTCGGAGGCGTTCGCCGAGTTCCGCGCGGAGGAAATTAGGCCCCCCGATATCAACGGCTTCCTTGCCGACTTCAAGGAGACGCCGAGGACCTTCAACGCCTACCGCTCCCTGCTGCGCGAGCTGATGCGCTTTGCAGAGGAAAAGGGGTTCCGCCCGGCAGGCAGTAACCCGACCGCGGCCATCAAGCCGATGAAGACGCACGCACGAAATCGGTACATCACGGACAGCGAGCTGCGGCGCATCAAGGTCGGCGCCATGGTTGGCAAGGATGGGCAGCGCACGCGCTCAGGACCGATGATCTGCGCCCTGATCGACCTGGCCTACCTCACCGGCCAGCGCATCGGCGACCTGCTCGCCCTACAGTGGTCTGCGGTGGGCAAGGAAGGCATCCTGTTCAAGCCGCGGAAGAACGAGAAGAACACCCGGGTCGCGGTCCTGATCGAGTGGACGCCGAGCCTGCGCGCGCTGATTGATCGCATCAAGGCCGACAAAGGGCCGGCCGTCAAAAGCATCTCGCATGTCATCGCCACCCAGAAGGGGCAGCCCTACAAGTACCACGGTGCCGGCATCGCCTGGACTCGCGCCGTGGAGCGCGCCGGCATCGAGGACGTGCACTTTCACGACCTGCGCGCCAAGGCGCTGACGGACAAGGACCGGGCCGAAGGCATGGATGCGGCGCGCACGATGGGCGGCCATTCGACGGAGAATCAAACGGCCGAATATGTACGGCACAAGACCGCGAAACGCACGTCTGCTACTCGCTGAACTACCGTTCGTCGGATTGTTTGTGTATTGACAGAAATAGCTTGCACTTGATTGATTGCGTGCATACACTATCAACACACCAACCGAAAGCAAACATGTTCTATCTCAAGAATCTCACCACCGGCCAGATCGTCGGCAGCAGCAAGTCCATCGGCAGCGCACGTCGCATGCGTGATGCCCAACCGGCCGGCTCGCATGTCTTGCTGGATTCGATGATGCGGCCGGGGCGCTGAGATGAACGACTGGATTGAACCTTGCCGCGTTGCATCGGATTCGATGCGAGTGTGCGAACGTGGCATCACGGGCTGCGTGGTCGATCACAAGACTGCGGCCGCCACGCTCGCCGCCTGTGATCGCATGAACGAGAAGCCGCTGATGCTGGTCGAGATGGGCATTCAGATCGCCAAGGCAGCCATAGCGCGCGCTGCGCGGGAACGAACCACAAGCTGTGACGCGGAACGGTATCGGCACTTGGTCGCCAATTGCAATGTGGCCTACGACCCGTCCGAGCCTTGGCAGCTTGTGATCTCGGAACCGTCGACGGGTGAAGACTGGAAGGCAAAGCTCGACGCAGCCATTGATGCCGCTATAGGCGCAAAGAACGGCGGTGCCGCATGAGCCAGCAATTCGACGACGCGCTCCATGTGATGGAAGTGCAAGGCGGCGGGTTCGTGAAGTCGCTGGTCGCCTGCTACTACGCCGCGGACTCGACCAACAAGGCGATCTTGCACCAAGCGTTCGCCAAGTACTTTGACGAGTACGAGCGTCGCTTCGCGCGGTACAGCGCGCCCCATGCCAAAGCTATTGGAGAGAAATCGTGAACGCCGAGCAGATCGCCAACGACATCAAGGCTGCAATCTTGGAACTCGCCGAGGGGCATAGCTACCCTGATTTGCTTGAGGCCGTGGATAGCCTTGCCGCTCTCGCTGCAACTCATGCGCCGGCAGTGCCTGTGCAGCCGCTACATTCTGTGGATGACACGACCCATGAATGACCGAGGCCAAGGCCGGAAGCCCCTAAACGCATCCGGCGAGCTGATGAAGGCTCGCGCCATCCGCATGACCGATGCTGAGTGGGAAGACGCCAAGCTGGTTGGCATGGCGGAGATCCGAGCGTTCGTGACGAAGCGAGCGAAGAAAAAGCGTGCCGAAAAGCCTCTAACTTCGTTCACTGCGCCATAGGCAAATCACTCGCTCAACGCACTATCCAACGTAGAGAAAAATGCTCCAAGCCGTTGATTTCGTTGATTTGTGGGGCTGCCTTCTAAGCAGGTTGTCGGGGGTTCGATCCCCTCCGGGCAGGCCATTTCGATCTCTAACCGATCGGAAAGTCTCTAACTTTTCCGGCGTCAACCACCCCATCCCCCGACATCCCGGCCCCTTGTGCGGGCAAAGGAATTGACAATGACGAACGACCGTGAACTGCTTGAGGCTGCTGCGAAGGCGGCGGGGATGATTCCGCCACCGCCCGGAATGGATCTTGGCGAGCCCGGGCCGATGAGCAAAGGTGGGTTGGTCTTTTCGGGCAACGGCGAGTGCATCGACTGGAACCCGCTGACCGACGACGGCGATGCGCTGCGGCTGGTTGTGAAGCTGCGCATCAAGTTCCGCTACAACGAAGCGCTGGGGCAGGCGCTCGCGTGGTTTGGTGGCGCGAGCGAACGAGACGACTCCCACGCCAACATCGAGGACTTCGGACGCGACGAGAACGCATGCGCTCGCCGAGCGATCGTGCTGTGTGCTGCTGCCGCCCTGGCTCCCACCCCCTGATAGCACCCAAGGAGAGATTGATGACTGGCTGGATTTACGCCCTGTACCTCTTGGCGTTGCTTGCGATCGGCGTGGCAGCGCACTGGTGGATGTATCGCGACCACGACCGCAAGATCGACGCGCTCTATGCAGATCACAAAGCCAAGCTGGATGCGATTTATGAGAAGCACTATCCGGGGTGGGCTTCCCGCCGCTGATCACCCACTGACCCCCACCCGCAAGGCTGCAGAGTGCGTGCAGGCATCCTGCGGCCATGGGTGAGGCTGGCGGGGCTGGCCGTGCAATAGATCACGCTCGACTTCTGCAACAGGACGTAAACTAGTCGAACTCGCAAGGTGGTTGCACACCGAGCGAGTTCTAACCACATCAAACCATGCGGGGTTCTCAATGGCTTCAAAGATTCTAGTTCGCTGCGCTCGTCGCGGCATCGCGCTCGCCCTTCTCGCCGCTCTGTTCGGTTGCGGAGGTGGAGGTGGAGGCGGTGACGCTGCTGTCGAGCCTGTTGCAGTCGCTCCGCAGCCGCAGCAAGCGCCCCAAGTCGCGCCGGAGCCGATCCGATGCGACATCACGCTGTACGGTGACAGCATCTTGGCTGGCGTATACCTCGACGATAACGGCGTCGGGCAGACGTGGCCTCTCCATGCCGCGATCAGCATCAACCTGCACCGTCCGAAATATCGTGTCGTGGACAAAAGCCAGCCTGGGCAATCGCTATACGCGCTCACGCTCGACATCTACAACCAGCAGCGCGATACGAAGTTTGTTGTGGTCGAATCTGGCGTGATTGACTCATGGGTGGCCGAGCCGATTGGGCCGCGCCTCATGGGCCTGGTGCAGTTCCTGCAAGCAGAGGGGCGCAAAGTCATCATCACCGGCTTTGCCCGCCAGGCTGTAAAAACAGGCAAGTTCTTCTGGCTGACGCAGGATCAGATTGACTTCCACGACGAATGGAACGAGGCGGCCCGGTACGTCGCCCAGCAGACGGGCTCCACCTTTGCCGATTGGGGCGCTGTAGCGTTCAACGGGGAATCCGACATCATTGACGCGGTTCATCCAGCGGAGGCGTATTCGCTGCGGCTTGCGGATTCACTGATAGCAGCGATGGACAGGGCCGCGCCCGAGTGCCGCTAGGGCTTGAGCTTTCCCCCAAGGCTGTAGTCGACCTTCCCTACTGACTGGCCAGCAAGAGCGGCAGCTCGGCAATCACGATAGGTGTTGCCCAGGTCGATCAGCTTAGACAGCAGCGCGCCCATCGAGTCGTCACTTAGCGGGCTCGGTTCCGGGCAGCTTGCCACTACCAGCGGGCTCGGGCTTGCGTCCAGTGATGGCCTCGTTGGCAAGCTGCACGCCGGAAGCAGGCACGCGACAATCGCGATAAACCACGTTTTCATAGATTTCCTTCTCCGCGCGCTGCACGATGGTGCGGTTGATGGGCTTGTTGGCGGCGATGGCAGCGGCAGCGCCCTGCATAGCGTCTTCCTTGGTCTGCCGGCGCACGTCATCCTCTCGGGCGTTCTGGGCAGTCTTGCGGTCCTCGCCGACGTTCTCGCCGTAGAAGAACGCGCCGCCCAGGGACGCGCCCCAAGCGACGACCACGATCAGGATTGCGGTTAGGTTCACAGCAGCCCCAGCGCCGCCCGTGCGCGCGCGTGATAGCCGCCCCACTTCTCGGGATGGGGCTTGCCAGGGCGCCACGTCCGCTCATAAAGCCGCCACGCACCGTTCGCGTCGCCGACCTCGGGGAGCGACTTCGGGTCGGAGTACAGCAGCAGCCGAGCGAAGCACGATGCCAGAATGTCGTCCGTCTCCAGCTTCAGCCAGACGGATTGCGAGTTGAATGGAACGTCACGCTCTGCGCAGATTCTGTGCGCATGGGCGATGGTGGACGGGTGCCCCATCACACCCTTGACGCCTCCACCCTGTTCAAACTGCCAGAAGCCGCGCGCCGGCCCCTTCTTGGTCGGGTCGTTGAGCACTTGGTAGCGATGCTCGAAACGCGACTCTTGCAAGCCGATCGTGAGCAGCATCAGGCGCGCTTTGGGGCTGTCCATCGACATGGGCAGGCAGGCTTGCGCCGGCCCGATGATCTGGGCCAAGACTTCAGGGAGGTCCATTTATTGCTCCGTAGGTGGAAATTCGGACAGGGGTGCGTGGTCGGTGGCAACGTCGGGCGGCACGTCGCCGGCCCATGCCCTGCCGCTGGCCAGGAGCCCGCCGAGCAGCGCGACAGGCATGCACAGGTCGCCCCACTGCGGCCAGTTGCCGTACATGGGCTGGAAGCCGCATGCGACTGCTGCGCCGAGATAGACGGCGTATTCGATGCGGACGCGCCAGAGCACGCCCTTGCGCATCGCGTTCAGCCGGCACAGGGCAATGAAGCCAATGCCCGCGCAGAGCACCAGGTTCGCCATCGCGGAAAGGTAGAGGTCTCTCATGAGATCCCCCCTTTCCCGCGCGCCAGATCGAGCAAGCCACCGAGGAACTTCATCACCTTGCCAAGCAGTGCCGGCCAACCGTCGCCCACGAAGCCCACCAGCAGCGCGATAGGCGCCAGCAGCGAGCGTTCTTGCAGCGTCGGGTAGTAGGCGGTCGCCAGCGCGGCCAGGCCCACTGTCACCAGCACGGCCAGGATTACCAGCTTGGCGAAGAACCAGACGGCGCCGAGGCGGGTCGACTTGTCCCGGCGAGCGACCGAGAAAGAAGCCCCCACGGTTGCCGCCACAGCGATGACCATGTACGGGCCGACGACGCCGGCCACCTCGTTGCTGAAGACGAACGCCGCGATGAAGACGAACAGCCCCACGATGTCGGTTGTGGTTTGACTGCTCATCGGTCCCCCGTGTTGCGCGTGCGGAGCTTCTTCAGGGCTGCCAGGGCCTTGGATTTGAGCGCGGCCCAAGTTATCACCTGCCGCAGCTTCTGCCACTTAGGCACGATCCAGTCGACGAACCAGGCCCAGAATGCTTGTGCGAGGTACATAAGTCAGAACCCCGTCGCCGCGGTCCATTGGCCCGAAATCACCACGTCCGTACCAACAGACGCGCCAACTTCAAAACCCTTGTCCGTGATGTTGGCCGCAGTCGCTGTGCGAGAGATGAAAGCGCCGGCCGCGGTAAAGCTAAGGGTGCTATTGATGTTCCCATTCCCATCCCATGGCGTGACCGTGGGGGCAATCCGCATCGATACGGGAAATGGCACGAAACCCAGAATCGACCCTGAAACATTGCCCGAGAACCAATACCGACCGAGCGCAGTGACATTTCCCGGAGCAGTGGCGATCGCATAGCTCTTGGCGTAGTCGCGCTGGCAGAGCATCAGTTCGGTCAAAGGGGGGCGGTACTCGCGCGGAGTAGCCGAAGAACCGCGCTCGAACTGCACGTCGCTGACCGTGCCGCCCGTAAACCGCAGCGTGACCGCGGTGTTCGTCGCCAGGGATGCAGTCTGCCCGCCGCTGGTGATCGCGGCGCCGTTGACCGTTGCGGTCGCGGTGCCGCCCCATGACAGGGTATGCACGCCGCCGCGCACCCATCCTGCCTCGATGATCTGCTCCATGCCTCCGGCGGGCGCCGTCACCGTGCGGCCCGGAGATGCAGCGCCGAACGTGATCGCCTGGCCAGAAACCACTACGCGCCATCGATCGAGCGTCACCTGATTGGCGGCAGTCGTCAGCGTGCCGCCATAGACGCGCTGGTTGACCGAGAAGTCGCCGTTGACGACTAGGTTGCGATTGCTGATGGAATCGCCGATGCCGAGTGCAGCCCGCGCATCGACAGCATTCCCCGTGGTGCCGAGCAACCCCATGAGGAAGTCGTGCAGCTTGCCGATGCCCGTGCGGAACACCGCGTTAGAGGGGTTGGGGTAAGTGTCGGCGAGGTCTGTTCTTGCGGGAGGGGTTGCCATGGAGAAGCCTTTCGGGAACGACGAAAGGCCCGCATCGCGGCGGGCCGAAGGGATTGAAGAGAACCGGGCTAGTAGCCCTTGATGCGGAAGTCGGCAGTGGCGCCAGAGACGGCGGTGTGAGACGCGTTGAAAGCGCGAACGACTGGGGCCAGAGGATTGGTCTTGTCGGTCTCGATGTTTACAGCGCCACTGCCATTGGCCTGCAGTTGGCCAATCACCGTTCTGACGGCCGTGAACGGTTTGGTGAGTGGGATCACGGTGCCGCCAGAGCTAATCGGCAGGTCCTTTACTTCTTCCTCGAGATCCGGCGCGTCAATGGTGAGAACCATGGCCTGAAGGATGCCGCGCTCGACGCTCGCACCGATGGTCACGCGAAACTGGTAGACCTCATTCGCGGCCACCAGTTGGCCCGGCCACGGCTGCCAGCCACCAGGCGCGCCGTAAAAGGAATCGGCGTCGGGACCGTAGAACGATGAGTTGTCCGTCTCAAACAGCGAGCCAGGGCCAGAAAGGCGATAGTCGATGCGCAGGTCGTCGCCCTGGACCTGTGTCTCCAGCGTCATGATCGATCCGGCCAGGGCTGAGTTGATCGCGATCTCGGTGGTGACGTAGACCATCTGCCCGTAGGCCCCGGCGTCGTAAAACGAATCGTTGTCGGGGCCGTAGAAGCTCTGGTCGTCTGTCCCGTAGAGTGAATCCAGCGCATTGGCCGAAGGGTCGCCGCTGACGAGCGTCCAGCCGCTTTGCTCCCCGACCGCGAATGGCCACCCCATCGCGTCAAAGTCCCATTGCTCGACGATGTTTGCCACGGGCGGATCGCCCAAGTTCATGACGATGTTCGCCGTGGCGTTCGACACGTTGCCCGTGGTGTCGATGGCCTTTCCCATGATCGTGACCACGCCGCCCGGCCGCGTCTTCGGCTCCCACGGGTTCTCGGTCACGATGCCGTCGTGCAGCGGCGCAGCGCTCCCCCAGTCGAGGTTCACGCCGTAATGGAAGCGGAACACGAAACCGGCCAGGTCCGGCACGCGCCGCGGCAAGCTCCAGGCTAGCACTGCACCACTGATCGACAGGTTCTGGATGTCTGGTGGTGGCGCAGTCTTTCCGATCACCTGATGGCTGTTCTGCAGCCCCCAGTCGCTGGTTGCAACGCTGTTGCGCGTGCGCGCCGTGACGACGATAACCGCCCCGTCCCGCAGGCCTGAGATGACGGCCGAAGTGGCGGATCCTGGCATCGTGACTATGTGCGAAATGCCATCAACAACAGTGGTGTACTTCACATCAACAAATCCTCCGCTGAAGATCGATTGATCGAGAATCGGGTTCCAAATGACCAACACGCCGTTGACGACCGTTCCGTCAGATTGAACGATCAATTGGTCTTCGCCGCTCTGAATGTCGATGACTTGAGGGGGGCTGATGTCCCACGGCAGCGGCAGACCGCTGTTACTGGCATAGCCCTGTGGCACGAAGTCGCCGCCGTGTGCGTAGATGGCCGCAGCCGTTTCCTTCAAGGTCAGTTCGATCTGGCCTCCGGGAATCAACCGCCGGCCGAGGATCTGGAATTCCTTCGCCGACCAGCCGTAGCGCGCTAGCGTGAGCGTGACCGAATCGAATAGCTCGAGCTGGTACGCCTTCATCTTGAACGGCAGCGTGACCGTCATCGGATCGCGGCCGTCACGCAGGATGATCCCGGCGATGTAGTGCGCCTGCGCGCCGTAGAAAACGGCCGGCATCGTGACCTCTTCGACCAGGTCAGCGCCGTCGGCCGCCACCAGCGCCGTCGCCCGGTACTGCTGAATCGGCGTCTCGGTGTAGTTCGCTGCCTGGTCCCAGATGCGCGGCAGGATCGTGTTGATCTTGTCGTTGCGCGGCCGGTGCGGGCTGATGCTGATCTGGCTCTGCGAAATTGACCCGTCATTCGAGCGCTGCACCACAGCCAACTCCGCATCGCTCAGGGCCATCACAGGCGCTTGGTACACCCCAGCGCGCACAAAGAACTCGCCGGACGCATAGGCCCACTGCCCGCCCATCGACTGCGACAGATCGTCTAGAGCGTCGCGCGCCGCTTGGCCAAACGGGATGACATTGGCTGCGCGATACGTGGCATAGACGTTGGTCCCGTCGTATGCGTAGCCAAGGTCGCAGGCGTTTGCCGCTGCCACAATTCGCGCATCCTCAGCAGCAGAAAGCACCGTGCGCTTCCCGAATTGAGGGTGAAGCAGGACGTGCCTCATCATCAACGCTGGGTTGTCGTGGAACGCTGTTGCTCCAGCGCGCGGGTCGTAGAGCTTGGCGCCTCGAATGAGCGCAGTGACAGTCGGGATGCCGCTCGGGTAGGCCGTCTCGTCGTAGTCGAATTCGACGATCAGGTATGCGATGCCTGTTGCGCGATGGTCGGCGGTCCACACGCCAGGCAGTAAGGCTTGCAGCCGAGCATCTGCCTGTTGTCCAGGAGCGCCGAGGTGCCAGCGAACCCGCGCGAATGAGAAGAGGTAGGTCGTCTGGTAGGCGCATGAGTACGTAAACGCCGGGTCGTAGTTGATCGTTACCGTCTGGCCGACCAGGGTGTACGGGATGATCTCTGCCACGCCGCTATCGGTATCGCCGCTGGCCGGTGCGCCCGACTTGGTGATTACCAGGGACCCAGCATTCGGGACAGCCTCCAGTACCGTGACAGGACCGAGCAGGCGAATGGGTGCTAGAGGGTTTCTCGGATAGGAGTCGGTCTTGAATCGCGCATACGGTCCCGAAAGCACAGCCCCGGACCCATCAATCGCCATCGGCTGATCGTTGAAGTAGACCTGCTCGATACCGTCGATTTCGTGCGCAGCCAAGGCGATGCAGGCGACGTACATCTCCTTGTAGGCACCGACGGTCGAGCGGAAGAAGATGGTCCCGCCTTTGCGCGTACGGCCCAACACCAGTTCCCGGCTGGCAACCGACGTCTGGATGTTCACCAGGCGGTCGATCTGGGCGGAGTCGAAGGCGGCGCGTGCCTTGCGCTGGCTCTTCCGCTTTTGGTAGCTGGAGAGCGCCAGAGTGCCGATGAGGAACGTGATGTTCGCCAAAACGAGCGCGGTGGCCGCAGTCGCGCCGAGCGCCACGAAGATGGGGACAAGGGCTTGCGGCATCAGATCTTCCAGGCAGCCAGCGCCGCAGACATGTCGAGGGCGACAACACCGACAGGGCCAGCAGCGATCGCGCAGGTCCCATTGCAGACGGCAAGCAGCTCGCGGCCTTCGTTGAGCATCAGCACGGGGTCGCCGACAGCAGCGAAGGCAACGGGCACGGGCTCGCCCCATGCCTCAGTCGCCAGTCCGCGCACGCCGCCATTCGCCTTCAGCAACCGCCCTGCCCCGAGTTCGGTGTAGTAGCCGCGGAACCGCGCGCCGTGGTCCACACCGGTCATCGCCAGCACGGCATCGACCGTGAACAGGCAGCAGTCGTTGCGGCCCCACTCGAAAGGCATGGCCGAGCGTTCCCGCGCGAACTCCGAGAGCCGCGCTTGCCAGTCCGTCCGCCTCATCGCTGGCCCTTGTCGATGAACCACTGGCGCGTGGGCCACACCACGGGCTGTCCAATCTGCCCAGAGAGGTACTCAAACGCCCGGTCGGTCGGATCGATCGCGCGCTGGTCGGCATCGCTGTAGGTGGTCGGGTAGCCGTTGAGCAGGTCGACCGCTGTGCTTTCTGCCGTCACCGAGATCGTGCAGGTCTCGCCGTCTTCGGTGATGCTCATCGTGTCGAGCCGGCCAGCCCAGTCGAGCGGCGCGTCAACGACCTGGAAGTTCGCGTCGAGCAGCGCGGTGCGGATGTAGCACGGCGTGCCCTGCACGACGGCGGCATCGTCCAGTGCGAGCGCGATGTAGGCCGGGTCAACGCCCGCGAGCGAGAACGACAGCCCCTTGATCTCACCAGGGGAGTCGTCGATCTCGCTCACCGCACCGATCGCGCCGGCACCCTTGTAGGTCATCCCACCGAAGTCGATGTCGTAGGTCGACAGGTTCAGACCGATCGGCAAGGCGAAACCGAGGTACACCAGTTGCACCATCAGGACCGTCTGACCGTTCAGCACGGCGACAACCGGGGCAGCAAGCGACCTCATTGGATGGCCTCGGCGAAGTCCAGGGACACGCCCTCGGCATAGCCTGGCTGATACAGCACCGAGGCGTTCGTCATCAACCGGAAGGGCGCTGTCGGCTTGTCCCAAACGACCGGCGTCAACGCGGGCAGGCTTTTGCGCACGCGGTTGACGACCGGGACGACGAATTCGCCCGCGCCGTCGGCTGTCACGTCGCTGGCGACCTGAAACAGCATGCCGCCAACGCCAAACATGTCGCCAGCCAAAAGGGTAGCCCCTGGCGTGGTGTAGATGAACACAGTCGAAGCCCCTTGGAAGACGCCGTTAGTCAGCGGGCTAGCGCGCATCGTCCCCCTTGGCACCGGCCGCTGCATGTGCCAGAGGTTGCAGGTGTTGGTCTGGCCGCGCATGGCGTTCACGAAGGCTTCGATGCTGGCCTGCGTGTCGGAGCCGCGGCGCGGGATCGACACCGTCGCCGTCCAGCGGTCGTTCAGCATGTCGCTGACCTGCTCGCTTCCGCCGAATGGCGATGCGAAGGAGCGTTGATTGGTCGACATCCGCATGGAGAACGACTCAGGCCGGAAGGACGAAGGCAAGGCAATCGTCGCCATTACGCGGCCTCCCCGGCATAGGCGCGGCTGCGACGGAAGCCGTTCTGCGTGCGGCGCTCGGAGCCTTGGATGGCCTCGCGCACCATGCTGACGGTGGCCACGTCGCCCACGGTGAAGCTGTAGTGGTAGGTGTCTCCCCCTCCGCTGCCACCGAGCGCATTGTTCGGGACGATGGAGCCGGTTGCGCCGGGCACGAACACTTCTGGCCCTTTCTCGCCAACCAGGTACGGCGTACCGCCATTCACAGGGCCACCGGCCGCGCGCGCACTCAGCCCGCTAATGAATCCGCCGAGGACATCGTCTCCGCCTGCCGAAGATCCGCCGCCGCCGAACATACCAAGCAGACCGTTCGCCAGAGGGCCGGTGATCGATTGCTTGATCGCGATGCGCGCGAGGTCGGCGATGATCGAATCCGCCAATCCTTTGAAGTTGAGTTTTCCCGTGGTCACGAAGTCGACAAGGGCATCTTCTGCCCCCTTGAAACCATTCGACAGCGCATCCTCAGTCATGGCCGCAACGTTGTTCACAGCATCGACGTAGTTCGCAAGCGCGGTGGTCGCACCGTTCTTCCAATCGGCCTGCTTGGATTTCAGAGCGTCGAAGTAGGCTCCTTGGGCCGTCAGGGCGTCGTCGAGTGCGTCCTTGATGCGGCCGACCTCATTCTTGTATGCGTCTGAGCCGAGCTGGTTCTTGTCGGCGGCCTGCCTGGTGATCTGCGTCAGGTAGCGCTGGAACTCATTCCGGATCGAGCGCTGTGCTTCCACCTCTTGGCGGGCGCGGTCCCCAAGGCCGAATGCACCCAGCGAGCGCGACGATTGATCGTCACGCCCTTCTTGCGCGGCCTGCATAGAGATGTTCGCCGCCTCAACCTGGCGCGCGAACTCCGCAGCATCGGTCGCCGACTTCTTGACCAGATCGGCGATCTTTTCCTCGAATTTGATCTGGTTCGACAGGCCGACGTTCTTGGCAAGCTGCGCGCCGATCGAATCCTTGCTGGCGAGCAGGCTCTTCTGCTCGGCGGTGAGAATCTTCTTGTCCTTCAGGTCGGCGATGAGCTGCTGGAACTTGACTTGTTCGCGCTGCTCGCCCGTGAGCTTCTCTTCGCCGGCCAGTTGAGCGGCAAGCGATGCTTCGGTCTGCCGCAGCGTCTCCAGGAACTTGGTCGCCGCGTCGTCCTGCACGGCCTTGGGCTTCGGGCCTTTCGGGTCCTTGTACTTCTCGTTGATGGCCGCGGCGCGCTTGTCGTACTCATCTTGAGCCAGGCCAACCAGGGCGGCGTCGCGCTTGAGCTGGTCAATCTCATCCTTGCGCTGGGCGGCCTTGTCCCTGGTCGCCTTCTTCTGATCGGCCAGGCGCTGCGATGCCGCAATCTTTGCCTGCTCCGTGCGTGCGCGGTCGGCTTCGGCCGCTGCGTTGTCCTGGTCGCGAATGGCCTGGCGCGACAGACTCGACACATCGCCCTGCGCGTTTGCCAGAGCCTCGGACGTTCCACCGTTCTGCTTGAGATAGTTCAGTTTGCGCTGGGCGTCGATCAGCTTCTCGGCGGCGGTCTGCTGTGCGCCGATGCTGGCAAGACCGCCCGAGATCGCCTCCCACATCCCCGTGGCGATGCCCTTGAGACCGCTCAGCGAACGCGACAGAAGCCCGGCTTGCTCCTGCACCTGCTTGAAGCGCGAGATGGCGGCGGCGGCGTAGGTCGACTGGGCCAGCGCCGCTGCCTCTTCCTGCCTGCCTTGATCTTCAAGTGCTCGGATGCGCTCGTAGGTCGCTAGATTGAGGTAGTTCAGCGACTCGTTCAGCTTCGCCGACGCCTTTGTGGGCTCTTCGGCTAGTTTGACGTACTCGGCAACCAGTTCCTTGATCGCGGTCCCGGCGACCTTGTTCTGGGAGACGATGGCGGTGGCCACCTGCTCGAGCGACTCGCCAGCGATGCGGCCCGTTGCGGCGAGCGCCGTCAGGGCGTCCGCGGCCTGGCCTTGGGTGCCGACGGTGCCAGAGATCTTGAGCGACAGGGCTTCTAGTTGCCCCGCCGTCGTGCCGGCGTAGTTGCCGGTGGTGATCAGCGCCTTGTTGAACTCCAGGTTCCGCTGGGAGGCTTGGTAGTAGGCATACGCCAGCACACCAACGCCGGCAGCCGCCAGGGTCAGCGGCGAGACCAGGCTGGCGATGTACCCGCCCAGAGCGCGCGCGGCTGGACCGAGGCCGCCGAACATATCCTTGAGCTGTCCACCCTGCTGCAGGAAGACCGTCAGCGGGGCCTGCCCCCCTTGGAGGCTGGTGACGATGTCGGTGAACTGCGCAGGAACGCCGCGCATCGCTGCTGCGGTCGCGCGCGCCGACATGCCGATGTTGTTCAGCGATGGCGTCGTGGAGTCAATGGCCGCCTTCGCAGCGGCCTGCTTCGCGTTGACGGCGTCGAGCTGCGCCAGGTAAGGCTTGAGCGCATTCGGATCGATGCCGCGCTGCGCCGCCAGGGTCTCGAAGTACTTGGAGCCGCTCCGGCCCCCTGCCTCCAGCGCCGCTGTGGTGCGCTGGATCGACCCGATCATGTTCTTGGTCGACGCATCCAGCTTGGCGGCAGACGTGTCGCTACCCTTGCCGATGCTGCTGATGCCTTCGGCAGCCTTCTTGCCTTCGGTGACGGCAGCAACGCCGAGATCCGCGAGCGAACGCTTGGCCTTGCCGACACCGGCCTCTACGCCAGATGCATCAGCGGATAGGGCAATCTGCTTTTTGTAGTCGGCCATGTCGCCCCAGAAAAGAGAAAGCCACCCGGAGGTGGCTATGGGTTTTGAGCGCGCATGACCACCAGGGCCTCGCGCTCCATGACCCGAAGGTCTTGGAACAGTTGCGGCCAGTCCTTGCGGTCAATGCCTTCCATCTCAAAGACGAAAGGCAGCTCGCTGTAGATCAAGCCGATCGCGCCACCCATGCCGGCATAGCGCCACTGGGTTCGCGTCAGGGTGAAGATGTGGACAGGCAGGACGTTGTCCGGCCAAAGCTCGACGGGCGGCCCACTCATCTCCTCTACGGTCAAACCCCATTCCGCCGCCACATCGGACGACGGGCCGGGATCGCAGAGGGCGCGAGCCGCCTCGACTAGTTTTTTTCCTTCGCCTTCGTCAGCTCTTCAAGGTAGGTGTTGAAGATCACGCGCGGGGCAGCGAAGTAGTTGGCGACCACCTGCGCCAGGTTCTCCGGCGTGAAGGCGTCGGCCAGTTCCCAGCCGCTGGCCATGTCCATGATAATCGCCACGTCGTCGCGGTCGGTCATGCCTTCTGCGAATGCCTTCAGCTCCGCGCGATTGCGGTGCTTGAAGGTGAATTCGACTTCCACCGGCTCCGCGCCGGGCACAGGAATCGCCACCTTCGCTTGGAAGGTGGGATTCGGCTTAAGGCTGAGGCGGGCCATCAGGAGGCGTACCGAATGAATCGGGCGGCGCTGGTGATCGTCAGCGAGACCTGCATGATGTTGTTGAACGACAGCGTCGGCTCGTCGTCGAACCCGATGTAAGCGTTGTAGTAGATGAAGGAACCGTTCGGCAGGGCAAGCCGGATGAGGCGCGGCGTGCCGGACGCGTCGGCCGCCTTCAGCACTGCGTTCCATGCCTTCGACGGGTCGTCGGCCAGCTTGAGCGTCAGCACCTTGGCTGCTTTGTTGGTCGGCTTGGCGCGCTCTGGAGCGTTGCCGTCTTCCAGGTAGTTCCAGTTGACGAATCGCTGGTCGCCGCCCGAGGTGGACGGGTCCATCACCTGGTCGATCTGCGTCCAGGTGAGCACCTTGCGCACCGAGCCGACGCCACCGCCTGCCGGGAAGCTGACGACGTTGGTCGTGTCGTGACCTTCGTAGTTGAAGCTGTTCGTGGCAGAGCCGATCACGCGAGCCGGGCGCTGGTCAAGGCCGAGCCAGCCGGACGAGACCTCAAGGATGTCAGCGTTCGTGAGGCCGTGGCCGGTGGCCGTGGCAACAGGAGGCGCGGCGTTGGTCAGCGCCGTAACGGGGATCACGGCGCCGTAGGTCGTCGCGATGGACAGGGTTGCGCCATTTGGGAGGGATGCACTCATGATGAGCCTTTCGATGGGACGAAAAAAAACCGCCAGAGGCGGCGGTGGTTAACGCCCTCACGGGCAAGAAACTGGCTCGCTTTCGGCGGGCCGGGGAACGGGGTCTAGCGGTTGCTCCAGATGCCGAAGTCCTGCTGCTGACCGAAGAGGTCAACCATCGATCCGTCGACATCCAGCGGGGCGCCGATCGCTTCGGCTTGGAATGCGGTGGCCAGCACGACAGCGGACTCGACGGCCAGCATCAGGGCGGCAGTTGTGGCGGCGTCGTCGGCCCAGCAGTTGATCTGGAATCGGCCGTGTTTTTTCGACGGCATGGCACGTTCCAGGAACGAAACGGTTTGGCCGCCAACCTGCTGATAGGTGATGTACGGCCTAGCGACGCCATCAGGCGCTTCCAACTTGGAGACGCGACCAGAAACAAGCGGGTCCAGGACGGCGATCAGGTCTGCTTCCACGGTCATTGCAACTTCTCCAGGATCTCGACCATGCCGCGGTCCAACCGAGCAATCACGGCCTGTTCGGCGCGGGAGCCTGCAGCGTCATAGCTCGAGCGGATAAACGGGATTGCCGCAACCCACTTCGGCTGCATCGGACCATCCTTGCCGACCATCCGCATCCAGTGACCGTTCTCGATCAAGTGGCCGTGCGGCGCCTTCCGGGCGTTCCAACTGATGTGATAGGTCGCCGTGCGGTCGCTGCTGTTGTCGGCGCTGTACGCCTGGTATATCGAAGCCTTGAGCGCACCGGGAGCGATGACCTTGCCAGACTTGCGCTTGACCGTCTTGGTGGCCACAGGAACCCGCGTCAGCACCTCGTCGTAGAACACCTGAGCACCTGCCTGGGCCGCCGGTCGCATCAGCCCGCGCGCGTCCACGTCCAGCGCATCCAGCTTCGTGAAGATGTCGCTCATGTCGACGTCCATCTCGAACGCGCTACCCATTTCCCAGCCCCTGCTCGCACGCGAGATCCAGCCAGCGCGCACCGGTCGGGTCCGGCAGCACCGCCTTGATGTCGTAGAACTTGCCGTCGTGCACCACGCGCATGTCAGCAGTCACGCCGGCCAAGTCGCGGATGCGGATCGATGCGCGGACCATCGGGACCGGCGAATCGGCGCGGACCGTCTCCATGCCGTTCAGGAACCGCACGTCAGCCCAGACCGAGGCGAAGTCGGTCCAAGTCTTGGTGACACCGCCAGCGGCATCCCGGCCCGTCACCAGGCTCTGGATCACCACCGGGTGGCGCAGCTTTCCGGCTTGCATCAGACGCCCCACACCTTCACGGTATCGAGCAGCGATTTCACGCCCAGCGGCAAGTCCCACACCTGAGCAGGCGCCGAGGCTTCACGGTTCTCGAAGAGGTGCCCGACGAACAACAGCAAGGCAGAGCGCACGGCTGGCGTCACTTCGCCTGCCACGTAGCGCACCTTCACGGCGTTCGCCACCGAATCAATCGACGGCCACGTTGTATCCACCGCAGGCACCGCCCAGCACTGCAGCGCGTCGTAGTTGTCCAGCGTGTAGAGCGTGTTCGACAGCGTCTGCGTCAGGCCAACTGCGTCTACATAGGTGATCGACGTGATGGCCGTGACCGACCCGCGAGGCAGTTCGATCGCGCCGGCCGGAAAGGCGTCCAGAGCCAGTTCCAGCGTCTGCGTGCCGATCGCCCGCCCTGTGTAGTGCTCGGCATAGGCCGCGGCACCAGCCAGGAACGCCATCAGTTGCGCATCCTCGGTCGTCCCGGTACGGCAGTGCGCGCGCAGGTCGGCAATCGTGATCGATGCGCTCAGATCCGGCGGGGTGATGACTTTGACGCCCATTTCTTACCTCTTCGAGCGTTGCTCGTTTCTGCGGGTCGATGTCTGCATCGAGGACCGAATTCCAAAGGCGTGTCGCGGCCGACCCGTGAGGGATCCGCGGACATTGGGCGCACCGCCCACACCGACTGCAGACACGGTGCTCATGCCCTGCGCCAGACCACTCGCGCCGGCAAGACTCGCAGCAAATGCCGATACAGCAGAAGCTCCGGTCACGGTCATCGCCGTTGCAACTGAGCCCGCCAGGTAGCTCCCGGAAGCGCTAACCGTGGCACTACCAGCCGCCGATGCTGCCGCTATGGCTGTCGATCGACCGAGGGCGGAAACCGCGGCCACGCCGGTGGCCGGAACCACCGCGCTCGAGCCGATCGTCGCACTGCTGCCGACGGCGCTGGTTGTTGCAATACCCACTGCCGCCGCTGCCACCGAGGCTACTTTGCTTGCCCCTACTGCGGACGCTGCCGCCAAACCCGCCGCCGACCCCGCCGAAACCGCGAGCGCCGCGCATTGAGCGGACACAGCGGCCTGCCCTGCTGCAGGTACTGCCGCGCCTTGCGCCGGTGACGCTGCCGCGCCAACGGCGGAAGCGGTCGCGACGCCATCCGCTGGGATCGCGCTGGAGGTGGCCGTCGATGCCGCAGCCAAGCCTGGCACCGAGGCCGAACCATCAGCAGGCGTTGCTGTAGCAGCGCCTTGCGCAGCACTCGCTGCGCCTACCGTTGCTAACCCAGCGGCGACGCTCGCGCCTGACGACGCAAGAGCACGCCCGACGGCACCGGTTGCTGCGACGCCTGCCGCAGCGGTAGCAGTGCTGCGCTTGGATGCACGACCAACTGCACTGACCGTCGCGATGCCCGCCGCAGCCGTTCCGGCGCCGCGCTTGATGGACCGGACCGCTGCCGATACTGCTGCTGAGCCGGCCGCCGCTGTGGCTGTCGTCGGCGTTCCGCCGCTGGCGGCTCCGGGGAAGGGCGAACTGATTGCCGGGGTATAGCTGGCCGTGTGCCCGCCGACCCCCTTGAACACCTGAAGTTCATCCACCCACCCGTCGAAGAACTCCGGCGCGTGCGGCTGGTGGCAGATGAACCACTCGGTTTGATTGGCGTAGGCGTCGGCCTGTGCGTCGCCACCAGGGTTCATCAGCGTGCCATCGTGGAACGCATAGACGCGACCAGAAACCCGGCTGATCTCTATTTCGTGATCGGTCCCGAGCGCCTTCGCGCCCCCTGGGATGGCGAAGGAGTGATCGGGAATGGCGAACTCGTTGCCGTTGTCCCGGAACGTGAACACCGGGTTGCCCGGCCCGCTGCCCAGCACTGCGGCGTAGAAGTTTGTCCAGTTGTAGGCCCGGTACTTGAACCGGACACACCAGTCCTCGGTCGTGTTGAATGCCAGCGCCGCGCGCACCGCCGTATTCGTAGAGCGAATGAAGTGCGTGTCGTCGTTGTTCGATATGTCAAACGAACCGGCGCCAGCGATCGGCGACGTCGCCGACTGAATTGCCGTACCGGCGAATGTCCAGACGCCTGACCCGTTGATCTCGTCGATGATGGTCGACGAGCCTGGGTTATCTGCCCGAAGGTGGATAACGCAATTCGCGTAGTCGAAGGCCGCCATCGCGGCGCCTTACTCTTCGGTGACCAGCGTGCCGGCGTTGATCTGCGGCGTCACGCCGTTCCCGCACACGATCGTCGGGGAGATGGCACCCTTGTAGAGAAGCACGCCCGCTCCGCTCGCCGCGGTGCCGATGCCGAAGAAGGCGGCTGTGCCACTGCCACCGGTGCCGGCCGGAAAGCTGGTCAGCGCAGCAAGCGACGCCGCATTGCCCGACACCGTGATGGCGGTGCCGTTTCGGGCCACAGCCACACGCGCATAGCTCGTATACGCGATCTCGCTGGTGGTCTGGTCGCCGGCCTCGCCAGGATCAGCCGTGTGCAGCGAGAGATACAGGCTGCCGGCCGTGGTCGAGCCGCGCAGGCCCGTTGCGTCGCCGATGTTCGCCGCGGTGGTGTTCGCGAACAGCAGGCTCAGCAGCGCGGTTTCCCAGGAGTTGGTCTTGGACATGGGGTTTGCCTTTCAGTTGATCGCACAAAGCAAAACGCCCTCGCAGGGAGGGCGCTTCACTTGATGGCCTGGGGTCAGGCTTACTTGGCTTTCGCCTTGCCCTTGGGCTCGTCAGCGGGTTCGGCCTTCTTGACGGTCGTGTACTTGGCCGCCTTGGCGTCTTCCACCAGGTGCTTCGCAAACTCCGGCGAAGTGCGCAGGATGTCGCCCTGGGCGAGCGTGCCGAACTGCGTAACGGCTGTGGTGAGGATCTCGACTTCGACTTGTTCCATGATTTCTCCTTGGAAGTGATCGGGGCCGACCGACGCCGGCCCCTTGTGGCTTAAGCCGGGACCAGCAGGCCGAAGCGCGCAGCAGCCGGCTTTTCAACCGTCAGCGCCAGACGACGTTCCGCACGGATCGTGATCAGGTTGAGCTGGAAGTTGTTTTCGTCGCTGTCCGACATCTCGACCACAACGCCTTCGCGAATCCACAGGGTGGCCGCTTGTGCGAGGTTGCCGACCCAGACGCTGCCGGCGGTCATGGCGTTCGATGCCACGACGCTCGCGCCGAACAGTTGCGGCACAGCAGCCGAGCCCGGTTCGCCGAGCAGGTAGCGACCTTGCGAGTCCTTCGCGAGGCGCATCTTCCACCAGTCACCCGTGTTCAGGATGACGGTGTCAGCTGGGTAATCAGCCAGCGCTGCGTCGCCCATTGCCGCGCCGATCAGGTCGAAACGGTTGTTGGCGAGGCCGGCCGCGGTCAGGGTCGCGGCGGTGTAGCCGTGAGCCGTGAAGTTGCCGGTGTTC